TGATCGGCAGTGCCATCATTCCATACAAGACCATAAATATTGGCATCAAACTTATTTCTGTTAAACCTTGTATTCTCCCAATTTGCAATAAGATTCATTGCCCTAAAGCCATGCCTTTCATTTGTTGCTTTATATCTATAACGATACCATTCCTTATTTGTAAATGTTGTTTTGTCAGATTCAAATAGGTTTCCTTTATATTGCCAAGAAAAGCCATCATCAAGAAATACCTCATTTTCTGATTCATTTCTTAAAATAACATCCTTTTCAAATATAGATTGAATACCAATATTCTTTCTATCTGAAAAAGAATTGAAATAAGTAATTACTTTGATTTTTAGATTTTTAAATCTTTTCCTTGTTGGTAAAGCAAATGTTGCTGGACCCATTGTCAAATAGGTTTCTAATGAACCACTTGCAGGTAAAGGTTGTGATACAATATTTATTGACTGATAGTCATTTGAAAGTATTGTACTTGTATATTTTGTTTGAATTTCAGCAGTAAAAAAACCTGCAACTGTTGAAGGAATCCAATTACCATCATTTGATAATCTATATGCAAAACCTGGTGATACCCTTAATATAAATAAAGAATGTGTTGCAACACCTGTGTAAGATGTTGGATCGTCAAATTTAACGTCAAATGATATTTCTATCTTATCTTCTTTTTCTAAATTTACAGCATTTGCTAATAAATATGGATTACCCCCAGTTGGATCAGGTGTTAAAAAAGCAAAATTATCTATCATTCTACCTGCACCATCAAACTCCTCCATTCTACCATATTGACTTGAGGTTGGTGTTCCTATCGGGAATTTTTCACAAGTCCAATATAATAAATCATATATTCTGTCATTACTACCAGCACTCTGAAAAGCACCTCTTGCAAAAGATTCATTATCTAAAACTTCTTGAAATTCATCATACATGAATTTCGTAGTAACCTTTCTTTTCTTCCTATTTATAAACCTTATTACTTCGGGAGTAATAAATTTCATCTCACTATTTGCACCAATCTCTACATCAAATCTTTTATTAAATGCTGTTCTTCCACCACTACTATTTGTAAATCCTTTAAGATTTGTCGAAAATGGTGCATAAAGTTCTTCAAGCCTAAGTATATACCATTGGCCTTTATATTGAAATATTGTCTGACTAAATGCACTATTAATTTTATTTAATACCTCAAGTGATGATTCGTATTCAATTGGTGTATTAGTCTGAAATGTTTTTACATCAAGATAGCATTGATCTAATGGCATTTGGTTATTCCCATCTGTCATTGATGTATGAAACAAGTTATTTATTACTACACTATTTGTAAATGTTTGCGGAGATTGATACATTGCATATTGTATCAATTCCCAAGGTGTTTTTTTATTAAGCAATTCATTTCCAGCATTATCTTGTAATGGAACATATTGCAAAAGTCCAATACCATCACTTGCCCTAAGAATTAAAACATGAGAAGTATATTGCCATACTTCTTGAAAGTCATCTTGCATTAACCAACCTACCCAATAATTTGTCCAAGTTCCAAAATCAAATGATACCTTAATTTGGTTATCTGTATCAGTCAAAAAATCATCTATGCTAACCCCACCAGGCTCGTGAAGTATTTGTATCTCAGCCATCATTGGCCTTACAGGCTTAAACCAATTCTCATCAGTATTATTCTCTCTAAGTACAAATGGATTCGCAGCACCTTTTAAAGTAGTAGATGCCCCTGCGAATGATGTGAAATCAAATCGCACAACACAAGTCTGATCTTGTAAAGTCTTAAATTCTATTCTATATTTCTCAGCCAACTCTTGAAAATTGTGAATTTGTACGATTTAAACTACCCACTAAATCTTGACCTCTTAATACTAAATTAACTTGACCACCCATATTAATGCCACCAGGTTGTACACCCCCAAAACCTGGGTTTGCAACACCGCCACCAATCTTTATTCCTAATAATTGTTTAAATGCTGCACCAAAACTTAATCCTCCTGCTGTTGATGCACCACCACTAGCTAATGAAATTATAGCTGCTACTGCTGCTGTTGCAGCTAATTTCGCATATAATTTTTTTAGTGATTCTACTACATTTTTAGTAAAATCTTCCCAAGATTTTTCTCCTTTTGTTAAAATTACATCAAACAATTCATTTAGCGGATTTATTATATTACTATATATAATCCTACCAGTTCTAATAAAATTTTCTTGTAATCTTTTATTTTCTTCTTCTTGATCAGATAAACCCTTAAGTTTTACAAATGTACTTTCAAATATTGCTCTTGCAGCTTTACCTTCATCTTCTTGAATTCTTAATCTTTCTTTTGCTGCTTTTTCTTCATTTTTTAAAGATATTTCATTAAATTTATCTTCAATTTGTTGTTGCTTTATTCTTAATTCTTTATCAATAGATGTAAAATCAAAATTATTTGCTCTTAATAAAGTTTTTCTTTTTTCTTCGTAATCTTCTTGTATTTTATATAATTCTTGTTCTCTATCACTTAATGTTGAAACATAAGCATCTCTTAATACTTTAAATGCATTATCTTCTCTTTTAAATCTATCATTTAATATTTCAAGTTGTTTATCAGCATTTATTTTTGCTAATCTAATTCTTTCTTTTCTTGATTTTTCGTTTTTATCATCTTGTTCTTGTTGCTTTTTTAAAGCATCATTTGCAGCATCTATTGGTGCTTTTATTTCAATTTGTTTTCTAACACTTTTGTCAAGTTCAGTATTAAAACCTGTTAAAGTTTGTTTTAATTCTTCAACAACTTTTTTCTGCTCATTAAATCTTGCTAATGCAGCATCATATTCTCTTGTATCAACAATATCTGCTTTACCAATAAACTTTAAAGGTTTTCTTGATATATCATCCCTTTCTTTACCTAATTTATTTAAAATAATTTGTTGTTTAGCTAATTCTGTGCTTGTATCAGTTATAGCTTGTTCATATCCTTTAGTTATTGCAGCTTGTTCAATACTTGATATATATGCTTTTACTGCTTCATTTAAATCATTAAATTTTGTTTTTTCTAAATCAAGATTGCCAAAAAATTCTTTATCAATACTTTTTAACTTATTTAATGCAGTATTTCTATTTTCATAGCTTTGTGTTTGGTCATTTATTATATTAACTAATGTTTTTACTGTTTGAACATTATCACCAACACTTGCTTTTTCTTCTGAAGAAATTTCTATGTTTGTTCTTCTTGCTTCAGTAAATTCTTGATAAGATTTAATTGCATCTTTTAATTCCTTATTGTATGTACTTTGAGATCCAATTAATGCATCCAATGCCTTACCAAATGATCCATATTCTCTAATAGCAACAGTTATTAAAGATGTTACTGTTGAGAATGCAAAAAAGGCACCAGCTGGGCCAATCAATGAACCAGCTAATTCTTTTAAGCCTCCAATTAAGCCACCATTTTCTTTTCTTAATGTACCAAATGATTGGACAAGTGCTGGAATGTTATTTTGTATTGCAATAAATCCAAAAGGTAAATCTTGGACAACTCTACTTAAATCTGTGAGTGCAATTCTTGATTGCCTTGTTTTATCAGGCAAATCTTCTGGTAAGCCAATAGATTGTAATTTTTCCCTATATTTTATTAATTTGTCAATTTCCGCATTTAATGGTGCAATACCATCTTTAGTTGCAGAACCAGCATCTTTAGTAAATTTTTTTATTAATCTATTAGCTTCATTAATAGATAAGTCAAATTTGCTTAAATCAGCACCTATATCGTAATTTAATTGAGCAAGTGTCCTATCTGCCATTATGCTAATCTTTTAAATAATTCCTTAATATCATCATCATTTAATGCACCACTATTTTCTTCATCCCCTGGCAGTTGCCATAATTCTTCTGGTGATTTTGGTGCGGATTTTGGATCACCCATAAGCCGCACCATTGTGTACATCAATAATCTTGTTTGTCTATATGTATCTACTTTTTTATCTTGATGTCCTTTTATCATTAATGAAAAATGATGTGGAGACATTGCATAAAAATCATTAGGCAATAACATTAATTCACCAAAAGCAAATGCTTCTATTTCTTCCCACGAGTAATCTTTTTTTTTGTTTTTTCTGCTGTATCAGATGACATACTTTTAATAAATTCATTCTCACTCCACAAATCAATGACTTTATTAATTTGATTAATTATATCATCATTTTTTAGATTATTTTCAACAAAATCTACAAAAAATTCAAAATTATATTCTGGAATTACATCTTTTATAATACAATTATTATAATAGCCGCTATATATTATTTGTGCAAATCCAATCTCAGTTAATGTATTACCATTAAATGATACACCATCTATAAATCTATTTTGCAAATATCTAAATGATGCCATTCCAAATTTAAGTCCAATAGTTTTTCCTTCAATCTCAATTGTAGTATAATTCATAATTATGCAGTTATATCAATAGTTCCAGAAGATGTAATTGTACCGCTAAATTTCATAAAATCAGCTGTTGCTTGTGTAAGTGTCAAAGAAGTTACATAAGCAGAGAACTGATGATAATAAACGGTACCTACTGAAGCACCAGTAACTGTTGGGTTTTGTACCCTAACTGTAACCAATGTCTTGTTAATACTTGCAGTTAAAAGACTACCATAAGATACTTGAGAAACACTTGGTGATACCTCACATACGGCATCAAAGCTAATTGCAACTCCTGGCTCTCCAACAGATGTAAGAGTACCACAGTTTGTTTGATCAGTTGTTGTGTCAAGTGTTGTGTTTACTGAAGATGATGCAAGACATACAAGTGTTTTGTATGAAGAACCACCAGCTACATCTATTTCGATGTTTTGTACTGAACCGAGAATTTGTCCCATTTTTTATTTGTTTTTATTTTTGATTAACTAAATTGTTTATTGTTATAATTTTTCTTGTTATATATAAATCATCATTTTCTATATCTAAATATCTTGATGCAGTTCTTGCAATTGGAAATATTTGAAATTGTGCATCTACGTTTAAGTCTTTTACTCCTGTTGTTGGTATTAATAAATTTAAAATTGTACTTGCAATAGAATCCACAACACTTAAATCCCTATTCCTATATTGTTCACAATATATATCTATATCAATATCTGCATTTGTTACAAAAACCTGATTGTTATTATCAGGCGATTCATTAACAGTTCCAATTATAATATATTTATCAGGGGTAGTTATAGTAGGTATTTGTGAATATACAGGTATTACTTTACCATTATATATTACATTGTTTTGTAATACAGTTAAATAAGCGGTTCTAACATTATTTGAACAATCTAACATTATTTATTTGTAATTACTAAATTATATAATTTTTTATATAGTTTTGGTTGAACTTGCTTTACACTTGGAAATAAAAAAGGTCTTTGTTTTGTAAAACCTTCTCCATTTACATAAAATTGTTTTGCAATTTCTCTCCATTCATTTGTTAATCTGCTTTGATACTTTTCATAAAATTGGCCAGTTCCAAATTCGTAATATGCAGAATATTGAAAATTAGCATTAATTGAATATCTTAAAAATGATAATTTTTCAACACTAATTGTACCTGCAATAAACTCTGGTGCTTTTCTTCTCGCTAATGTAGCAATTTCTTCAGCAGCAGCACCAATTTCCATATCAACTTCTTTAGCTAAATCATTTTTTACTTGCTTTAGCTTATTTAATGCTTCTTGCACTTCCCTATCTTTTAATCTAAAGAAAAATGCCATTATATAACTACTTTTTTATATTGATGATAATTAAGACCATCCCATTTAGGAAATTCGCTTAAAGTACCAGTTGTTTGATCACCCTTAAATTTCTTTCCTCTGTTCTCATAAGACCATGCAACTAAAGTCAAAATATCGCTTTTAATATCTTCGGGTAGTGATGAATATCCTGCTTGATAGGTAATAATATAATTACCTGCATTGTATAACCAAATCTTGCCCCCAATCAACTCATAGTCATCATTTTTGACCATGGTTTCATACATATTAAATCCAGTCTTCCACTTTAATTCATTAACGCAAATAAGTGGGCCGTATGGAACATCCACCATCCAAACTTGTGGAACTGATCCTGTAAGTTCAATAGTTGCCTTTAAAACCTTGCTTCCAAATGATACGGATGTCAATGCCTCAATATGTTTTCTTGCTGATTCAATCAATTCTTGAATCAAGCTATCATCTGTATCGTATGAAATACGCATCCATGTTTTTGCATCAGTCAAACTCACAGGCTCAACCACTACATCTGATACAACATTTACACTATTTACTATAATTGCCATATTTGCTAATTGTATTTATATGCCATTTCTCGCATCCACTCCTCAAATCTTTCCAGTTCGTCATTTGACGTTTGCTCTTTTGCTCTGAGATATGCTTTTCGTGATGCTGACTTATAACTCTTTTCTTCATCAATCCTACAAATGGCATTAACCCATTCTTTAATGTCATCACGATTTTTGATATATATCCCTGCTTTATCACAATTTTCTTTTAACCCTGGTGTTTCAGTACAAATAACTGGTATGCCATAACACATCGCCTCAGTTGCCGTCATTCCCCACGATTCATACTTAGAAGGCATTAATAAAATCTTTGTCAATTTATATACTTCTTTGATGTTAGAAGTATTTTCATAAATAGTAACATTCGGTAAGTTTGGTATGAACTGTTCATCATAACTACCTTTTACAGCTAAAAATGATTTATTTGGTAATGCCCTTGCAATTTGTTCAAAAATCTTACCACCTTTATTCTCATTTATATTAATTAAAGTGATAAAATCGTTCTCCCAAGGCTCAGTGTCAGAATTAAAAAAACTCGAATCAACGGGTGGATGCAAAGTAAAGTTATCAAATTTATACCCCAATTCTTCTTTTAACCACCTTGAGTTATACACAATATGTTGATTTCTTTCTGCATTTATAATTTCGGGATATGGGTAAGAATTATGAATCAAATGAAACAAAGGTTTTCTTTTCATGGCTGCATAAGATATGCTCCATTTTGTATAATCCAAATGCGTAATTACAATATTTGCCCAATTAAATAAATTCTCAATTACAGTCTGATTTGGTGGGAAAACATCAACACCATCAAAAACATAATTATTAGTTATTTTATAATGATTGGCTTGATGCAATAACACCCTAACATGATGTCCTTTGCTAATTAAGTATTTATTGATCCGATGCAGCATATATTCTGCACCGCAATTATGTTTAGGAGGATAAAGATGTATAGAACAAAGTATATTCATATAAAGTCGTAGTTTGTGTAATATCCGTACAATTCATTACCAAAAAG